CCGCATCAGGATCACGTCGGCGCCGTTCGGAACCGCGTCGAGCAGCTGATCCAGGTGCGTCAGCGTCAGGGCCGTGCCGGTCGCGCCGCCGGACACCGTGTCCACCGTTTGCGACGCGGTGACCACCGTCGCGGCTTCCGCCAGCTCCGCCAGCCCGTCGAATTCCTTCGGGTTGGAGGTCGCATTGCCGGTCGCCATCGTCGTGTGGAAGGCGCGGGCAACGCCCTTGGCCTTCTTCGCGATCTGGATCGCCATCTGGTCGTTCGTGTCCGACATCGTGGCTTGGAGGAACTTGTCCACGTCCACGTCGCCAGCCAGGATGCGCAGCTTGCTCACGACTTCCGTGAACGTCGACGCGCCTTCCGTCACGGCGTCGTTCGGATCCAGGAAGGTGGCCGTCGCCAGCGCGTTTTCGCGGTTGTAGACGTACGCCTTGCCGGTGATACCCATGAAGGGCAGAACCGCGAACAGGTCGTCGCGTTCGATGATCTGATCGACCACACCCGCTTCGAGCGAGTTGTTCGACAGCTTTTCCGCTTCCACTTTCAGAAGTGCCATTTGAAGCTCCTTGTCAGGTCGTGGTCGTAAATCAGCAGTGACTTACTATACCACAGAAGCAATCTTTAGACCAGAGGCTTCTTCATCGCCAGAAGTGCCGCGGAAATCTTTGCGACACCGGTGACATCCTGGTTGCTGCTTGCGCTTCCGGTCGGCTTTTTCGAGTCGCTGCCCGCGCCGGCCTTGGCCTTCGACTTCAGAAGAGCGTCGCGATCCGAGTCACCTTCGACCAGCGTGCGGAGCACGTCGTCGAAAGCTTTTGGGTTGCCGGCGGCATCGACGATCGCGGTGCGCTTTTCGGCGCCACGCGGCTTGTCGTAACCGACGACCGATCCGTCTTCTTGCACGTCGAAGTAGTCGCCATAGACCACACGAGCCTTGCCAGGCGTCAGAACGAGTTCATCGGCGATGAACTTGGAGTTGGAGAACTGCTGGCCGATCGACATCTGGTTGATGGTCTTCGACTTGAGCGTCAGCGCGGCGTTGGCCGCGTCGAGTTGATCCTGGACGAGCTTGAGCGCTTTCGCGTTCTCGGTCGCCATGTTCTGCTTCAGCCGATCCCACTCACCCGCGGCCGCCAGCTTCGCATCCTCTGCCGACTTGGCGTCGGCGATCTGCTTGCGAGCAACCTCCGGGTCGATGCCGTCGTACTTCGCGAGCTGCTCCTTCGCTTGAGCCAGCGCCGCGTCGTCCAGCTTCTTCTGCTCCTTCGCCTTCATCACTTCCTTGAGCAGCTTGGCCTCGGCGTCCGTGGGCTTGTTGTCGCCCTTGGCTGCCGCCGCGTCGGCCGCTGCCTTGTCGGCTGCCGCCTTGTCGACAGCCGCCTTGTCGGCTGCTGCTTTTGCCGCCTCTGCCGCGGCCGCGTCTGCAGCCGCCTTCGCCGCTGCGTCGTCGCCGCCACCGCTCGCATCACCTTGTTGCTGTTGACACGGCGTCGCTTGGCGTTTCAGAAGTTGGTAACTCATTGTGATGCCTTTCTGCCCGGTCTCTCGGGCGCGTATTTACGAATTGCCGCGCTGTCTCTCGCGCGACGGTGAGGTCAATCTTGCACGGAACCTTGCCCCGCTTTCTTGGGGTTCTTGGCGTCTTCTTTGATCTGTCGCGTCTGCCCGCTGGCCGCGTTTGCCGCCGACTTGCCGCTGGGCGCCGCGAGGTCGGGCAGCTCTGGCGGCCAGCTCTTGAGTTCCGCCAGGAGCTTCGCGCGTTCTGCCTCGCCCAGCTGCGGGAACAGCTTGTCAGTCACCGCCTGCATTTGCTGACGCCGAATCCCGTCCGGCGCCGAAACCAGCATCAAGCGCGCGGCAATGTCGAACTCGTCATACAGCCCGCGAGTATCGAAGTCATCCGGGTACAGCACCAGGTCGCGCTTGAGCTTTTCGATCGCCCGCTCTTCCCCAGTCCACAGGGCAACCAAGCGCACGATTCGGTTTTCGGTGACTTCGAGCGCGTCGGCTTTCGCCGCGAGCAGCGCATTGACGCGCTCGAAGTCGAACGCCTTGGCAACGCCCGAAGACTCTCCGGTTGCGCCGGCGGTATTGTCGGTCTGCGTACGCTCGGCAGCCAGTCCGATCGTGTGGTAGATCTCCGAGATGATCTTCACGATCACCTCGACGATGAGTTTCGCCTGCTTCACGTCCGGCGAGAGGTACTCGGGCTTTGCCCCACCCTCGCCGTCGTAGAGAAACACGCGCTTGGTTCCCATCTCCTTCGTCTTTTCGTAGTTCACGTCGCCGGGCATCATGTTCTGCGCGGGCATGGCGAGCTGCGAAAAGGTCTGATCCTGGATGATCGCATCCAGGTTGGAGAGGTAGTTCGCTACTGCGCGGTCAAGATAGGCGATGTCATCGATCATGGCCGACGCACAGTACGGCTCGTCGGAAATGATGTGATCAACCAGGATCACCGGAACCGCCCCGAGATTGTGGATGCCGCTCTCGGTTTCGACCACGATCGGCTTCTTGTTCTTGTCCCGCTTCACCTCGAACAGACGCCAGTCGTACTTCGTCCAGAGGCGATAGGCGAAACTCTCTGCGCCGGAGCTGGTGAACGGGTTGTCGTCGTCGCGCTTGGTTTCGAGAATCAGAATCCACTCGAGATTGCCATGTTCATCGTAGGCGTAGTCCAGCAGCTGCTGCGGGCCAACGATGTAGGCGTACGGCGCAATGCCCGCCTTCTTTTCGTCCGCCTTCGTCAACGGGGCTTCTTTGGTCGGGTTGTCGATCACCACCCCGACGCGACCGTAGATTGATGCCGCCTTCGAGACCTGTCGAGCGAAGTCCTTGATGCCCAGCCCGGCGCGCGTTGACTTCTTCCAGAACGCCTTCACCGACTCCGGCGCGTCGTCCTCGCGCCGAACAATGTTCTGTCGAAACAGATACTTATTGATGAGATCAACGACCTCGCGCGTGTGATTGAAGCGGTACGCTCGCTGAACGCGATCGGCGTACTCCTGCGGACCTTCCTTGACGTACTGGAAGATGTTGTCCTTGAACCATTCGCGCCCGCCCTCGTAGGTATCCTCGAGAAACGACCAATGAGATTGCTTCTCGGCGTATTCCGGGTGACGACGCTCGATCAGAGCCTTCAGTTGCTTCTGCGACAGACCAAGCGCCGGCGCACCCGACGCTTCTTGTGGGTCAACGGTCGCAACATCGCCTGGTTTGGTCGGAATGGGCATTTGAGAAGTATGTCACGCCTTACTTATGTTTGCAAGCGTCATCGTGACGTGCCGCCGATGTCGACCTTACGCATCGGGAACTCAAGCTCAATCGGGTAGCCAGCCGCGTCGGCCCAGTGCTCAACGCTCATGTCCTTGTCGATGTCGCGCGTTCCTTCCTTATAGATCGTCTGTTCCAGCGCGATGATGAAATGCTTACAGGTCTTGTTGATCCGCAGGCGCACCTTGCCGTCGCCCGTGCGCAACAGACGGCAAACCGAGTTGACACGATCGGCAATCAGCGGCGCCTTCTTGCGGTACTTGATGCGCTTGAAGCCCTTTTCGCGAAAGATGTCCAGGTCGGTTTCCCCGCGAGCGTGCTGACGCTGCCCGCCCGCCGGATCGGGGTACACAACAATCTTCTCGAGGTGGCGCCAATAGCGCTTCTCCAGAAGGTCGCAGACCTCTTCGGTGTTCGAGCCAAACAGGGCGATTTCGTCGACCGCCCAGACCTCCCCAGACGGCTGCGGTTGCAAGATCACCGACGCCATCGGGTCGATGTTGAAGTCCTGCCCCACCCAGATTGGCAACAGCGGATTGAATGGATAGTCGCCGACGTGAAGATTGCGGTCGAACGGATAGTAGACGCGCCCGGCCATTGTCTCGAAACTCGCTTCAAACTCCTGCCGAAACGACTTCTCGTCCATGTCACGACGAGCGGCGTCGATTTCCGAGTAGGGAATGAACGGCGAAGTGATGGTCGGGAACTGCCAGCTCTCCCAGATGCCGTTGGTGACGTTGCGCGCGTTTTGCCCGTGCTTGTAGACCTCATAGAGATAGTTGTAGGACTTGGGCGTGCCGATGAACAGAGCGTGGCCGCCGGTGTCCGCCAGCGTCGGACGGAGCACCTTGACCCAGACCTCCTCCCCCATGTCCTGAAACTCGTCCAGAATCAGGAAGTGGATACCGACGCCGCGCAGCGAGTCCGGCTTGTCGGCGCCCTTCAGCTCGATCCGCACGCCGTTGACCAGCGTGATCGTCAGAGTGGTCTCGTTGATCTTGCGAATCCACCGACGCGGCAGAACCGACAACAGATCGTGCCACATGATGTTCTTCGCCATCCGGTACGTCGGCGCGACGTACCAGATTTTTCGCTTTGGAACGCGGGCAAACTTGAGAATCTCCGCTCGTGCGAAAAACGTCTTTCCCCAGCGACGCCCAGCCACCACCACCCGAAAGCGCGCCTTAGACCGGTATACGGTCATCTGCTTCGGGTGAAGCGGGAGATGAACCCGCTCGCGAGTGACAACGGGCAGCAGCATTAGGCCCCGCCCTCGCTGACCAGATCGCTCTCAGGCAGCGCCATTGCGGGTTCGGGGTCGTCAGACATCTCCTGAGCTTGTCCCAGGCGCAGCTGCTCGACCTGAGCTTCGGTCAGTTCGCTGACCACAAGCTCGGGAAGGTCGCTGTTGTCCATCGCATCCGGGCGATCAAGGCCGAGCACCGCAAAGCGCTCCTCGCGGCACTGTTTGAGAGCGTTGATCGCCGTTTGCAGCGACTTGATGTTGGGGTAGATGGCGCCAACAGCCGTGCCGTTCTTCTTGGCGACGAGAATCTCGTTCCAAACCAACTTGGCAAGCCCACTCGCCATCTGGTAGTGGTTGTCCTTGGTCTCCTTGATTCGCGCGGCCAGGATCGAGGCGTCGGTGACGATGGCCTCGTTTACGGCCGCCTTCGTGGCCGCCGCAAGCTCTGCCGCCTTTGAGCCACCAACGATCTTCTTCTTGGTCATGTGCCGCGACACCGCCTCGCGGGTGATCCCGAGCTTGACGGAGATTTGCTCCTGACTCAGTTCGCCGGCGGCGTACAGCGCCTCGACCTCGGCCCAGGCGCTTGGACGAATCGGCACTCCCTTGGTGCCCTTTCGACGCCCCGGCCCGGCCTTCCGCTTTCCGGGGCCGGGCACCGGGGGACGAATGCGCGTCGGAACGGGCGGGGTCGGATCAGCCGGAATCATCCGCAGCCCAGCCGGATCCGTCGGGTCGAGAACCATCGCGGGCGCGTCGCTCATTGCGAACGGCGCCAAAAAAAACGGGCGCTACAGGGGCGCCCTCGGGAGAATCCAGTATCTGCGTCCATTATACCGTGTCCAAGGGAAAGTAAGTCATGGGTGACTTTGCAGCGGTAGCATCATAACCCCGTTCGCCAACTTTCCCTATTAGTTCAACCTCTTATTGCTCTTGAAGTTGCTTTTGAAGTTACTATAGAGATTCGAGGAAAAGCCCGCGGCCCCGTCTTGTCAGCTTGAGAGTTCCTCCAGGAGCTGCTCGGCCCCGTCGGTGGCTTCATCGGTGACGAAGCTCGAAGGAGAGGCGACGGCCCCGGTAGTTGCGTACATCCCCGCCCCCGCGGCACCCAGCTTCAACAGCATGTGGCTGCGGCCGCGGCGCTTCTCGACGCCCGCCTTCTCGAGATACTCGCGCGCCACCAGCGCTCGAATCGAGAAGTGGATCGACTGCTTGGTCGTTTCGTAGGGCAGGCGTTCGAGCAGTTGATCGAGATCCACGAAGGATCCATCAGCATTTCCCGCCGCGATCACGGCAAGAATCTGATTCTGCTTGGTCGTCAAATAACGTCGAAGAATCATGGTCATAGCAAGTCCAGCCGCAGAGGTTGATCGGTCGGTTGGTTGTCAAACGCGAGCAGCGGAATCCGCGGCGGCAAGTCGCGCCAGGCGTCGGGGTTTAGGTAGACGCCGTAGAGCGGAGACGCCAATACCAGTTGCTGAAGTTGTTTCAGAAGCTCGCCGACGGGCATCGTTTGCACGCGCTCCGCACCACCCTCGGCGTTGCTGCCGGTTTTCTCCAGCGACGAATTCTTGTAGTAGAACGTTCGCATCTCGGCCTCGCACTTGGCTCGAGCCGCGGGCGGCATGGCGTTCAGCTCTTCCATGACCCCCATGAAATCAGCCGGCACGCTGGCGAACCAGCGGCGAAACCAGTTGATCCCCTTTTCAAACTTCTGCGATCGTCGCGGTCGCGTGAATTGGATGCCGGCCTTGGCTGCGAAGGGGTTGAATTTCGACATGGACGATTGAAACTCGATCACGTCCAGTCCCGTGAGTCGCATCATCAAGTTCTGCATTCGGTAGGCGATGCCGGCTCCGCGGAACATGGTGTCCAGCACCAAGCGTGAGTTCGTGGTGGAGCGCTTGTTCAGACCGGTAGCTCGCGCCTGGTTGATCAGGCGGCTGTCTTTGCCGCCCTGATTGGGCTTCATGTGCTCGAACAACTCGTTACGGCCCGAGATCATCATCTTGGGGGATGCCATGACCCCCACCCCGATCACCTCGCCGCTCAACACACAGCGGTAGAACTGCGGGCCAATCGGCAGCCGAGCGGCCTTGTAGTGCAGCTCATGCAGCAGATTCCAGTCATCCTTGTTCCCGCGCTCGACGTAGCACTCGTCCAGAAGCGAGAGCAGCGGGCGCGCGGGCGTCTCGTGACGGATCACGATGTCGTCGTATTGGTGGCTCATCGACTTCCCCAAGGCAGCGAGATCAACAATGCCACCAGCAGCCAGAACGTGATCAGCTCTCCGAACTGCAGATCGTAGGTCAGATAGCTCGTTAGTCGGTTCAACATGGCTCGAATGCGCTTCATCGCTTCTCTCGCGCGTCCAAAGCATCGATCAGCGCGTAGATGTCAGCTTTCGAGGCTGGCGCGTTCAGCGCGTCATTTGTCGCGCCCGGGAACGTAACCGCGCGCACTTTCTCGCGAAAACGTTTCTCGACAGTGAGCGATGGGTAAAGGTCAGCGACAAGATCGGTGTGTGTCGTCGCGACGAGCAGGATTGCCCCTTGCTGTCGCGCGAGCTTTTGAAGCGCGAACGCGATGACCTTGGCAGTGGTGCGATCCAGAACAGCGCAGAACTCGTCCGCGACCCAAACGCTTGCTCCTGCCTCGATGACCTTGGCGAGCTTGAGACGATAACGCTGCCCATCGGATAGTTCACCTGGCCGACGAAGGTAAAGGAAAGCGTCATTGATGCCGACAGTAGCCAAGAGATGAAGCGCTTCATTGGTGTCTTTCCCGATCTGATCAACGATAGGGCGATCGGCGTCGAGCTGTACGGCGTCGATGTTGGCGACGGTCTTGCCGTCGGCGGCCAGTTTGGCGGCCAGGTCGCGCAACAGCACGCTTTTGCCGGCGCCAGATTGACCGGTGATGTAGATGACATCTCTCGGCTCCACCGTGAGCTTCAGGTGATCGAACACAACGAATTCCTGGTCGTCCAGACCCAGCCCGAACGCTTCCGCGCACTCCAGCACTCGCGGCGTGCGCTGAACGTGGGTGGCGAAGCGAATGTCGATCTCGTATTCAGGCATGTGCGGCCTCGCTGAAACAGTTGTTCAGCCAGGCGATCAGGGCCGGGTTGTCACGCCATACCATTTGCCAGCCATTCGCGCCGCGCGTGGTGAACTCCTCCTCGCTGGCCTTTTCGTCACCGGTCGGCAAGCCCATTGCCCAATGCATTGCGTGAAGCACCTCATGCAGAATCGAGTTGCCAAGCACCTGCGCTGGGTTGTCCGGCGAGTAGCGGATCATCAGTTCGTCGAAGTCACATTCGCCGTAGCGCTCGCCGGCGTCGGCTTCGCGCTTGGTGAACGCCTCCAGCTTGAAGTCGTAGCAACCGATCCGCACAAGGCGCGGAATCGTCGCGTAGGCGACCTCTTTGGTGAACGGCTTGAGGCTTTTCTTCATGCCTGCTCCAGCAGGTCGTTGACGAACTTCAGAAACGCCTTGTCGGGCGGAAGGTTGAATTCCGCTTCGATCTTCGCCATGAAGCGCGCCAAGGCTCGTTGCGCCTCGCCCGGCACCGACTTGAACCCCAGCGCCTCGGCGATCGGGACGATCTTCTTGTCTGCGGCCGCAACAGTGGCGATCGCCTCTTCGTCCGACTTCTTCAGCTCCGCGTCGAGATCGGTGGTGATCGCCTCGATATTGGGAACGAACAGATCGGCGGAGAGGAACTGCAGCTCCTTGGCGTCGAAGATGCCTTCGAGGTCGAACTCGAGGGTCTCCAGCTCTTTGCGCAGAATTTCGGGATCCACGTCGCCGACGGCGACTCGATTGTCGGCGAGGCGCGCCGCGCGCACCTGATCCGGGGTGAGGTCGTCGCGCACCAGCACCGGCACCTCTTTGTAGCCAAGATTCATCGCCGCCAAGCGACGCCCGTGTCCCTTGATGATCACGCCGTTCTTGTCGACCACGATCGGCTGATCCCAGCCGAATTCGGCGATCGATTGCGCGATCTTCTTGATCTGCGCCGAATCGTGCTTCTTGGCGTTCAGGTCGTACGGCTTGATCTTCTCGATCGGCCACACCGCAAGCTTCATGGGTTTCTCGGTACTCATGCAGCTTTCCTTTTCTGATTGCTGCGGAAGATCATGTGACGCAGATCGTCCAGCGAAATGGTTTGTACGTCCTCGCTCTCGTCATGCGGCTCGTACAATCCGGCGTCTTCACAGGCATCACAGATTGCCGGATCGGTGTGTTGGTTCTGGCAGGAGTCGCATTCGGGGAACTTGTCGCTCATGGGGTTCTTTCCACGTACAGGAGAATCGTCGCGAGCAGAGCGAGATAGGCTGGGGAGCCGATGATTTGCACAAAGCCTAGGGTTGCGAGAAGCATCCCGGCGAACACCGCTGAGTGACCCACCGGCGTCATGACTTGGCTCGAGCCAGCAACCACACCAGGGCGTTGCCTGCGTTGGTCAGGCTGTCTTCGGTGACGAACTTTTGGGCCTTCATCACCGCCTCGATACGCTTGGCGATGCTTTCGGCGTCCTCGACCGGCACCTTGAAGCGCATCACCGCATGCGTCTGCGGGGCGGCCGCCGTTGTTGCCAGCGCTGACGGGCTTGCTTCGTCATCGAGACCAAGCTCGTCCAGTGCAATACTTGAAGCAGCGAAGATCGACGCGAATTCTGCGTCGGTGTACGGCATGAACGTGGAGAGATCGTCGACTGACCCCAAGTCCTTCAGGAGCGCCGCAAGTTGAAGCGTGTCGTCGTTGCCGTAGCGAGCGTTGTCGACCAGACCGATCTCCTTGGCCTTTTCGTCGCTGACCTCGCCCAGATTGAGAACAGGGACGGTTTCGTCCCCGTTCTTCATGGCGGCGCGCGCACGATGCTCCCCGCCCAGAATTTCGTAGGTGCCGTCGTCAAGCTGGCGAACGAGCACCGGCTTGAACATGCCCAGTCGGTTGACCGAAGCCTGAAGCTTGGCCTCGTGGTCGGGGCTGACAACATTGGTGTTCCAGGGGTTTGGCCGCAGGGTTCCTGGCGGCAGATCCAGCAAGACGGGTTTCAAGTGCGATCCTTATACGGTAAACTAAGTCATCGGTGACTGAACAATACCGCACAACCTTTTACTTTGCAACCACCCATGACAACGATCGTAACCATCGCCCACAACGCCATTCACGCGAAGTTGATGGATGCAACTCGCGAGGTGAAACTCGAGGTTCAGCAGATTCTTAGCTATGAGGTCGCCGGCGCCGAGCACACCACGCGCTTTCAGACGACGGACTGGGATGGGCGAAGCTCCTTTCTGGGCTTCATTTCTGGGGTCTTTCCGGCGGGGTTTGTGCACCTCGTCACCGCTCACCTCACTCGTCGCGGGTACAGGGTCAATGTCGTCAAGAAGCCCCTGCCCCCGGCTCTGGGACCGGCGATGCCCGTGGTCGACACCTTCGGTGAGGATCCGCGTTACGACTACCAGCGAGATGTGTGCGAGCGCCTGGTGAAGCATGGGCGGATCATCGCCCAGGTCGCCACCGGCGGCGGCAAGTCACGAATCGCCAAGATTGTCGTCGCTCGGCTGAATCGGCCTACGCTGTTTCTGACCACTCGTAGCCTGCTCATGCATCAGATGGCTAAGGGCTTTCGCGAAATGGGGATGACCCCCGGCATGCTTGGGGATGGGCTTTGGTCGCCTCGTAGCAACGGCGTCAGCTGCGGGATGGTGCAAACCCTGGTGGCTCGCCTGAGCGACCCTGATGACAGCTGGGACGAGTTCAAGACGACCGAGCATCTGCGTCTCCGCGAGGAGACGATTCGTCTGCTGCACGGTTTCGAGGTTGTGATCGGGGAGGAGGCGCACGAATCCTCCGGGGGCGGGTACTACGACATTCTCCAGCACTGCAAGAACGCTTACTACCGACTGGCGCTGACGGCAACGCCCTTCATGAAGGCCAACGAAGAGGCCAACATGAAGCTGATGGCCTCGTTTGGCCCGATCGGCATCAAGATCAGCGAGAAGTTGCTGATTGACCGCGGGATCCTGGCGAAGCCAATCTTCAAGTACGTCGAGCTGCCGGAAATCAGTCGGCCCAAGCACCTGGCTCGAAACACGCCCTGGCAGTCAGCCTACCGACTGGGGATCACCGATCACGAGTTCCGCAACCGCGCGATCGTCTGGGAGGCGGCTCGAGCTTCCGAACACGGTCTCAGCGTGCTGGTGCTGGTGCAGCACAAGGCACACGGCAAGCGGCTGGAAACGATGCTCAGAGAGGCCAGGCTGACGGCTCGGTTCATCTGGGGTGAGTCAGAGCAAGAGGATCGCGAGCGACAGCTGGGGCAGCTCAAGGACGGCACGCTGCAGGTGCTGGTCGCCTCAACCATTCTCGACGTAGGCGTGGACGTACCCGCACTGGGAATGATCATTCTCGCTGGCGGTGGCAAAGCCGAGGTGGCGCTGCGTCAGCGCATCGGGCGCGGACTGCGAGAGAAGAAGACCGGCCCCAATCAAGCGCTGATTCTCGACTTCTGCGATGGTCAGAACAACCATCTCAAGGCGCACTACCTCACGCGACGCGAGATCGTCGAGGACACGCCGGGGTTCGCCGAGAACATCTTAGGCAAGGGCGTCGATTTCGATTTCGCGCCCTACAAGGCGTCAACCTTATAGGGCCGCCCAAGAAGGCGTGTTAGGCTCCAACATCAGCGATCGCTTACTTGGAGTCACTCATGAACCCCGTCATCGTCACCAACGTTCTGCTCGTCATCACCATCATCGCGGCCCTCCTGCTCACGGGTAATCCGCTGGCTCTGTTCTGCCTGACCTTTCTGCAGATTCAGCAGGGGCCGAGCATGACGGAGATGCAGCAGATGATGAATGCCGGGGGCGAGCCGGCCGACGCAACCGGGCAAATCGGCTTCGTACACGACACGGATGACCCCGACTAGCTGTAAGCTGACTCATTCTCCAAAGCGCACTTGTTGCGCTTTTTTTTTCGCACGCTATAATGAACACGTTACACACGACAACTCTTATACTTTGAAAGGTGTGCAAAATGGACGCGAACGAACAAGCGCTGCTGGACAAAGAACCCGTTGCCCCCGAAGCGGGTCGCGGCTCCAACTCCGGCACGACGGTCATCAAGGCCAATCTCGCCCCCGGCATCGTTCGGCACGCGATGCTGTGCGACGGCAAGGCTCGCGACAAGTTCGCGGCCGCGGCCAAGGAGTTCGAGGTCAACCAGGGCGATCTGCTGGAAGCCTTCGTGGCTCTCCTGGGCAACGCCAGCGTCAAGTCGGCGATCACGATCTACCTGAAGGAACACGGCAAGCGCCGGCTGATGAAGGGGCCGGATCCGACGGTCAAGTCGGCGCTCAAGAAGGTCGACCCGAAGGCGCTCGAGGCGTTCCTGAAAGCTCAGGGGGCGCTGTGACCAACTCCCCGTCGCTGGTCGAGCGGGCGCGCACGGCAACAGATGCTGCCTCTGGGCGCTCGCTCGACTTCGACGAGCTGCAGGTCATCTCCACGGTCATTCGCCGACTGGAAGAAGTGGAGGCGCTGTACAAGGAGCTGTTGTTCGCCGTCGAGGCCAAGTTCCCCGACGAGACTCGGCACCAGACGGCGCTGCGTTACCTGAAGGACAGAGAGGCGATGCGCGGTCTGGTCGTTCACCCGCCGAAGTTCGCCGACGGCCCCTCGAGACTTGAGAATCCTTCGTACAAGCCCTTCTGGCAGGTCGTGGCGAACAAAGGGCTGGATCAGGCGCTAAGCTAAGGGTCGGTATACTGAGCTTGCCGACCTAGCCGTCGGCAACTTGCTGACTCTTAACTGAAATTCGCACCTGCGTCCGAACCTTGCGAGGGTCGGCCAGGTGCCTCAATGCGAAAGCACTCGGCTAGATCAACCGCTCTCTTACGGGCGACGCAGCAAGGAAAGGCCACCTTCGGGTGGCCTTTTCGTTTGTGGGGTGGTGGAGCGGCTTGGATTCGAACCAAGACGGAACTAGCCGACCGCGGGGTTACAGCCCGGTGCCCTACCGAATAGGCGTCCGCTCCTGAGAAAGAGTGGTGCCCTGTGAGGGATTCGAACCCCCACGCCTTTCGACGCTGCGTTCTGAGCGCAGAGTGTCTACCAGTTCCATCAACAGGGCAATGCGATTGCGACGACTATCGGTATCGAAGTCGCAGCAAGGGTTTGGTCTGGGTGGCTGGATTTGAACCAGCGGCCTCCGCCTTCCGAGGGCGGCCGTCTACCGGGCTGACATTACACCCAGAGATGGCTGGTCGGGATTGCGTGGCGCTCTTCATGATGGACGGATCATCGCATGAAGTAATCGGTGAGTCAACGAGGTGAGGTAGGCAAGGTTTCTCGTGAAACGTAAGGAGCCGAGTTGGTGAAGCCTGGAATTGGCGGGAGGGCGGTGGGCGTGGAGTGTGGGGTTCCCGGCCCCTGGAAATATAAGGGGAAGCCTGAGTGGTCTGGAAGGAGGAAGGGAGGGCCACCGCGCTTTGAAAAAATGATTGAGACTTTGCGCAGCGTAAAGCAAAGCGCGAGCGTTGCAATTATGCAACACTCGCACTCATGGGGAATTGTGCTAACGCGCTAGTGCGGCCCAATCCGCACACTCGCGCGCGCCTATTTATTTGTTCTCTGCGTTTGTTTCCTTTCTGTCAGTGTGTCAGGACGAAGGCGAGCGCAACGCACGCGAGCGCAACGCAAGCGACGGCCAATTGCAGCGCGCTGCGTTGCGTGTCGCGCGCTTGCCATGCGCGCAAGCGCTCATCGGCCGGATTGTAAATGCGAGTCTGCATTGCTTTCCTTTGGGTTAACGGGCGCCGCTTGCGCGGCGCCCGTTGTTGTTACTGCAGGGCGGCATCCGCAAGCGCTTTGAACGCGCGGGCGGATTCCGTATCCGCCCATTCGATCGCGTCGTCGCGCTTGCCCTTCGTCACGCTCGCGATTCCCAGTACGCGCAGCGCTTCGCGCGTGCTGGAACGTTGCGTGCTGGCGGTGCCAGCGGTGCAGTTGCCGTAGCGCTTGATCTGCTGTTGCGTGTCCATTTCGTCGTACGTGATGGACGACGACAGACACACAAGCGCACCCTTTGCGCCAAGCTTCTCCAAGCGCGCGGTATTCAGCGCGAGCGCTTGCGTGTAGCGATCGGCGCGCATGATGCTGTTTTGCGCCAGCGCATCCGCACACTGGCGCACTTTTTGCGCAGCGTACTTCGCGACGAAACCCGCGCCGCTCGCCTTGTCGGCGACCGCGAGGATTTGCGCCAGCGCCGAAACGT